CTCTCCCATGAGGAACGGGAAATTACGAGCAATTCTGGAAGCTTGGATTTCGTACCTATCAAGAAGCTGTCGCATCGCCGCATTCAACATTTCGTGCAAAAGCATGAAGAAAGATTCGATAATACCTTTGGACTCAATAGCCAATCTCGGTAGATTGATGGAAGTGAAACTCAGATTACCTCTTCCGGGGGCAACCTCACGAGTATGGTCGTATATATTACCCATAACTCTTGTACGGCAGCCCATATAAGCTACCTCAGTTTCTGGATGTCCGGGCTTGTAATACTGGAGGTTGAATGGAGCATCGATAAAAGCGAAGTTCGGGAAGAGTCGCTTAGCACTTACTTTCATAGCCAGTTTGAACAGGTCATAGTTGGGATCTTCGGGATTGTAGTTTACGCCTTCTTTTACACGGAAAATCTGAATCGGGAAGATAGGAGTTTCGCCCTGTCCCAGACCTGCCTCAGTAGCAAGTAGAAGCTGTTCAATAGCCAGACGACCTTCCCAAGTGATATCAGTGCCGTAGTTAATTGAGCTAAAAGGAACCTGTGCACCTGCTCTGGAATGCATGGTGTTGAGATTGTGAACGAAGCCCTCCATTGCCTGATAAGTGTCACGAGTGGTTTTTTCTTTGGCATAATCAAGAACCCATCTCACATTTTCTCTGGGATCTCGTTCACAAAGTTGATTTACAATTTTACGGCCTTCCTTGAGATACTTCTGATAGGTATATCTGACACCCTCAGCCATAGCATAGTCGAAGTCTACTACAGACTGACCTCCGTGCTGGTCATTTTGATTGGACTGAATTGCGATAGCAGCAAGAGCAGCGTACGAACCGATACTCTTAGGTGCTCTCAAATGTCCGTGGCCGGTATTAAAACCGTCCTTAAACAGTTTACGAAGCTCGATCTGTGTGCAGGTAGTCGTCCATGCGTAGAAGTCGAGGTCGTGTATATGAAGCCAACCAGAACGATGAAGCTCCGCAATTTCGGGTCGTACCAAGTATTCAAGGTTATATTCCTTGGCACTATTGGCGCCGTACTGAAGCATTGCGCCCATTGGTGAGTCGCCGTTAATGTTGGCGTTATCTCTCTTTAGATCACTGTCTTTAGCCTGAAGAATCGTAATACTATCAAAGATAGTTTTTACTTTTTCTCCAAATGAATTTTGCATAGTGAGGTCCTCCTTCAGATATCATTTTTTGCGCGATGGAGGCTATGCTCTGTATCGAAGCCATCAGGGTAACGAGCACGAAGCTTGTCTATATTCATCTGCATGATGGTTTCAAGATCATAACCGATAGCGTCGGCACTCAGCGCTAAGTACCACGCAATATCACCAAGTTCCTTAGCAATATGCTCCCGGTCAAGCTCATGCCCCTGAAACAGGTGTTTTTTCAGAATATCAATACACTCGCCAGCCTCACCGTTCAGACCCATAATGCCGTTTTGAAGCTGTTGGAAAGGGGTCAGAGACTTGTTAGCTGTGCGAAGAGCATTTTTCTGGTATTCGTTGATCGTCATACATCAATTCTCCTTACTTTAGGGTAAAAAATAAGAGCCAAGGTTTATTCCTTAGCTCCTACTTAAGTATTATTTTTTCTTAGACTCGTGATGAATCCAAGCTTTGCAAACCGTTTCCTTACACTTCGGATAATCAGGTCGTCCGCACTTGTTGCAGATGAGTTCTTCTCGTCCGAGGTCCGGTATGTCTTCTTCAAATTCTTTGATGACCGTTGTCCAAGTTCCATCTTTCTGACGAACAGGGCATACCATCTTAGATTTGACTTTCACAGGCATCGCCTCCTTACCCGAGTATATTATATCACAAAACATAACAAAAGTAAAAGGGCTTGTTACGGCCCCTTTACCTTTGAAGTGAGATGACTTAAGAAATCAGAATCGTGTAGCGTTCTTTCAGACTCTCAAGCAAGTCATCGTCTGCTGCAATACTGATGTGAAACTCAATTTTGTTCTTGTCGTTCAACACGACTTGAACTATTCCTTGAATTCCTTCAGCAAACAGCATTCTCAAACAAGTGCCGAGCTGTCTGTCGTTCACTGCCAGAAAATATTTCATAAGCGTTACCTCCTTTCATAATAGGAGATGTAATTTTCGTGCAGTTAGAAGATGCCTTCTCTCGGAGTAGCTACTTCAGGTTGATGATAACGGCAGGTAACAGAAATATCGCTGACACAATCGATGTTTACGACTTTAGTCATTCTTACTGCATTACTACCATTTTCATGTTCGTGCACTGTTGCCTCATTGACTGCCTGAATCGCTTTGATAAAATCGTCTTTATGCTTACAGACAGTTCGATGAACACAGTGCGTGCAAGGTGTTTCTCTTACACCATCACTCATGTTTTTTCTCCTTTCTCCGGAAGATCTCTTTAATCTTCCATTTGATGATGTACCAACATTGCTCTAATGCACCGACTTTACGGTAAGACACTTAGTCCTCACCCTTTCGGCCAATGATGAGTTCGCTGTAAGGCAGGTTCTCAATCCAGTCGCAGAAGGTATGCCACTCATCGAGCTTATGGTTACGACGCCACTTATAAATGCCGACCAGAACCTCATAGTTCAGCATGATAGTGCGCTTCTGATTGTAGGAAGAGGGCAGGAGCTGGATCATCTGCCACCAGTATTTTTTTACAAGACCGGCTCTCTTGGATTCTTCTTTCATAGGCTTCTTCTGAGCTTCAAGGAACTTGTTACGGTAGAAGTTAAGAGCCATGATAACACATTCAAGAGTTGTGTGAGGAACCACATCACCAATAACCAGATCAGCATCATCTTCGTCAATGAGACGCTCACAACTGAAATCATCCAGAGTAAATTCCTTATCAGCAATCTTATGCATCGTAGAGCAAGAGTTGGCAACCGTACCCACCTTGTATGTATCAAATTCCTTCCACCAGTAGAGAGGTGCAGTAATATCAACATACACAGCAATCATACGGCGATACTTAGCGTGAACAGGGCCGCCTTCAGCAAGCTGAGACATAAGATTATGGTCATTAGGACCAACACAAAGTCCGCTTTCTTTATCGCAAGTAGGAATAGGTTCTCCACAGAATTCATTACACCAGACACTGCCTTTGGTGCAGCTATCACTACGATCCCAAGAATTCTTAGGATTGCGCATACCTCGAATAGCGTGCTCCCAACCGACAATCTCGGTATTTTCCAGTTTCAACATATTAGTTCACCTCGTTCAGATTAGGGTCGTAACGACCAACGTAGCCATCATTGTCATAAATGAGACGATAACCATCGGGAAGCTCCATATAGTATCTTCCGTTCTCGCCTTCGCAGTCGACGATCTTCTTCAGGGTGATAGTAGCAGTTTCGTTATTCATGATTTTCTCCTTTCATTTCACAGGCATTTTCAACTCGAATCTCCAAATTGTCGGGTATAACCTGAGCATCGCAATAAGGCGGTAGGATAATGACTCCTGTTTTTGCAGACTCTCGAATATAATTAGAGATGTTGTCCATCTCTTTGGGGCGTAAGAACATATTGACTTTTACTACGAGAATATCGGCCATTACTTATCCTCCTTGACATACTTATCAAGGATCTTTTTAACCTTAGAAGTGGAACCGAACATCTTCTTAGTGACAGCGGCACAGAAACCAACATACTTGTCATAATGATCGCCCTCGCCACAAGTAGCGATAGTTTTAGTACCGTCTTTCCACAGAATGATAGTTTTAGTACCGCTGAAAATAACCCGCTTGATAGCATCATCCACAATGACACCAGCATCAGGAATTACAGCAAGGAACTTCTCCTTGAACCAGAACACGCCGTATTCGCTGTCGGGATTGGTGTAGCCCTCAATCTGAACACCAATTTTATCTTTATAGTTTTTGCGCACAATGCCAATCTGACCAATAAAGCGATTAGCATAGTCAGCGCCGGGCATAATAGCCACTTTAGTACCAGCAGTAATCATTATTTTTCTCCTTTCAAATTTTGCCCATCAACTGAGGCATTCTACGAACCCAGTAAAGCTGAAAACCATCCTTGACGATAGGTGTAGCACCATACTTCTTTTCGAGAAGTCGTACGATGGCATTCCACTTCTGGTTCATTTCCTTAAAGATCGGGAGGGTGCCAGCATCAGTTTTGACATGGCGAACCTTCAAAAGATTCTGTACCTCGGAGTTCATCTCGTTAAGCATATCAGCGATAGCAGCAGAGCACTCTTCAGCATCAGAAGACACAAGAGCCTGTTCGTACTTAGTGAAGTAATCTTTAGCTTTCATTTTTTTCTCCTTATTCCAACCAGCGGTTGTCGATGTAATAGAATCCGTATACAGCGAGTCCGATCAAGATAATCCAAAACGCCCAGAAAATATAAATGGGCGCAGTAGATTCCAGCATATCCACCGTTTCATCAATAGTCATATTATTGTAGAAAGGAGTGCCGTCCGTAATCGTATCGTCAGCAAGTCGGGTAAATATAGTTCCGGTGAATGCCGTGTTGGTTCCATAATATTTGTAGCGAATATAGTAAGACTCTTTGATGGTGTCAATGTAATTGCTACCTGGGATATCAATTTTTTCAGAAGGCAATACATGACCAAGGAACGACACTTCAACACATTTTTTATCTTCAGATCCCACACGATCCCAAGTCCAGTAAGTCTCGGTAGTATAATAAGTCTGTGTTTTACCATTGACAGTTATCGTATGAGTCACTTGTCTGGTGTGTTTAGTGTAGCGTTCTTTAACTTTTTCGACATACATATAGGAACCGCCGATTTCAGGATATGTAACAGTGTCTACAGCGAGTAAATCACCATATACAAAAGCATTTCCAACATCGGTTCTCATGCCATACTCAAAGAGATCAAGCGATTCAATTTTCACAGCTTTGTTGTATTCGGCATTTTTATCCATCATCCAGTCTGAAATCTTTCCTGAGATGAGAACACCAATAAGTAACATAATTGCAATAATTGAAATACTAGCAATGACCTCTCTTTTTGTGATCTTGAAATTGTCCATATCAGTTACTCCCCAAAGAGGTCTTGAGGAGCATCTACGGGAGCATTGTAATCCAAATAGCTATAATCCATAATCTCATATCCAAGCATATCAAGGAATAGCCGAGTAGGAAATTTACGCACATAACGGTTGTATTCCTTAATTTGCTGGTTATAGTTACTTCTGTATTCAGCAATGAGGTTTTCAGTAATAGCAAGCTCATTCATGAGTTCTTTATAGTTTTCATTGGACTTCAATTCCGGATAAGCTTCCGAGACCGCAGTAATAGCAGTAGACACATTTTCGATATCACCGGAAGAACCTCGACCATCAACGATCGCAGTTAGTGTATCAGCTTCGTGCTTGTCATACTGTTTAACACAGTCTGCAAGATTATAGACCAGATCTACTCGTCTTTTTTCCTGTACCTTAATATCAGAAGAAGCGGTGTTGACCTGTTCTTCCAAAGAAAAAGCTTTGTTCTGAGCACCTTGCACCCAGAAAACACAGAGCATGATGACTGCCAGAATACCGGCGACAATGATGAGAGTGAGTTTCCAATTCTTCTTAATGCTATTCATTTTTTCTTCTCCTTTACAGAATCCACATAATAAACTTGACGGTGAGGGCAATAATGATTGCAGCAACACACATACAAGTGATAAGACCGAGTGCTTCTCCAATAACGTAGGAGAGATTTCTTATAGGCTTGCGTCCGTCCAAACGCTTAGGCGCCTGTTCGGGGATGTCGATAATTTCTTGTGCTTTCATTGGTGAACCTCCTTTTTATTCACAGTGATAAGTTTCTTGTAAATATCAATGGCTTCCTGACCCTGGAACGCATTGACAATATCGACTTTGCCGTTTTTCTGTCTGCCGACGATGAGAACGCCAGTATCTTCGCCTTGCGTGAAATCAACACTCACAAGCAGACATTCATTTACTTTCAGATTGTTCATGATTTACCTCCTTTTCTATCCGAGCCAAATATCGTTTGAGATTCTCACATCTTTTTCGATATCTGCATCGGACTACAGTATCAGTCATAATGACTTCTTCAGAACCCGAGTAATACTTTTCGGGCTTTTCAACATCAGGCTCAAAATCTGAACAAGCGTGACAGTATTCCTGAACCTCCAGTCTAATCATTTTTTCTCCTTTCGATTAAGCAGCCTTAGTAGCTATTCTTTGAGGTTCGTACTTAAGCGTGCTCTTCGAGTAGCTGCTAACATACTTGGTTTCATTAAAGTTACGCTTCTCGTTCAATGCTCGGCTAATAGCCAAATCGATAGCAGAACGAGTTTTCAGATGATAGTAGTAGAGATCTTTGAAAGGCGTATTAAGCCTGTCTGTTCGACCTGCTGACTGCTTCATGATTTTGTATGAATAGTTCTGCGAGTAGAAGACAATCGTGTCCGTACTTATGCAATTCCACCCCTCAGCTCCGGCATTGTATTGCACCAGATAGACCCAACTATCACAAGTAGGAATAGGCTGATGTTTATGTCCGTTCCATTCTGCGATCTCGACATTTTCGCCATAATAAGCGTTCTTGAGAATATCAAGCTCGTAGTCGAAATTGTAGAAGACAATCATCTTCGGGTGCTTTTCAAACAACTCAAGCAGAGCGATCAGTCGAGAATCATCTTCATTTACAATGCGACGCCAAATATAACAAAGCTCGCTGGCAGTAGCGATAGGCTCATTCTTATACGGGTTCCATCGTTTTCTTCCAACATCTTTGTACTTGGCAATGTCATATTGCACATACACATCTTCATGATGCGAACAGGTTTCTCGCTGAAAATCCATCTCAATAAGAATGGAATTACGCAGTCTAATGAGTCTTCCGACACCCAAATATCTGTCTACTTTCGGGTATTTGCCGTTTACCCAGGTCATAACCATATGCTCGTTCTTAAACGCCGTTCGGTTTTTATAGAAGCCGTTAGCAACAAAGACCGGTATATAGTCCTCCCAAGTATCACCGGGGGTAGCAGAGAGCAGAATCCACTCATTCATTTTTGCGATTTTCAGAAATGCTTTTACCCATGCAC